CTGTCGTGAAGTCTGCATAAGTGATGCCTGTGTCTGTGTCGGCAGCAATGTTGACCCAACGTGTAGTAGCGCTGGCGGTCTGACGTTGCCACTGATAGGTGAGGGTGCCAGGTGTGCCAGTCGTGCTGGTGGCAACAGTGAAGGTGCCAGCACCAGAAGCGGATGTAGAAGCAGCGGGTTGGGTGTCGATGATGACTGCCGATGCTGCATCTGCTGCGATGGTGTCGTCAGCCTGAGTCTCAGTGCCGTCGGGGTTAGAGATAAAGGCGAGTTGCTCTGCCTTATGGCGTGTATTGCCTGCGTGATCGGTGTAGGTGCGATATGCCCACCAACCAGGGCTGCTGATGCCACGAGACTTATTCTCGTCTAGACCTGCTTCGGTAGCATCAATGAATACGATAGTCTCGGTAGCGGACCCAGCGCCGTTACCACGGGCAAGACCTGCTTGAGTTTTGTTTGCGTTTGAGTCAGTTCTCCCGTAAAGAGACATGTTTCCTTACTCCAATAATGCGTGGGTGTTTCTAATCTTATTTATACAAAAGGGGTCTTTCGACCCCAAATGTATCAACCCTCTTCTCTAGCGATGAGTGCCTCTTTCACTTTGTCAAAGAGCTCGTCGTCAGCAGTGGTTTTAGTTAGTTTGACTGCCTTACCTACAATCAGCAGGCACAATTCGATGAGTTTCTCACCGAGCTCTGCGTCATCGGGGATCTTTGCAACAGCGGCATCGACCACCTTGTATGCAAGGGGAAGAAGAAAAGAGACCATGATCTGAATCCAATATTGGGCTCAGCTATTTATAGAGAATCGTAGTCTTCTGCACTGAGACCAGACATGTAGCGATCATGATCCTGGGTTTGTTGGATCATACGCTGTCTCAGACGCTGCTCAGCAAGTCTAGTTGCTTCACTGGTATCGATGGTAGTTTCTTCCTTCTTCACCGCAACGTCCTCACCAGGCTCATACCATTTACCATCACCATCAGAGTCCTGCCAACGAGGCTCTTTGGTTTTCTTTTCTTTTGCTTTCTTCTTGGCAGCCTCTTTAAGACTTTCAATTTCCGAAGAAATACTACTTCTAAAACTTTCTTTCATGAGATCTTCCTTTTTTGGGTTGATAGTGATACCTTTTTTCTTGACAGTTTTAAGTGTCGTCTTCTCTCTATCCATTATCACTCTTCCCCCATCATCTCTTTACGCCAGTCGTATTTAGATTCCTCACCCAGACGCTTAGCAACGTAACCGCTTGCCTTGCTAACTGCACGGGATCCAACACCGACTGCTTTCTTCAGTCCTTTCTTCAGTTTGCTAGCGAGACCAGGACCCTTATTCTTAGAAGAGTCACCAGACTTCTGTGCTCCTGAAGGTGCAGAAGGACCAGAGGGTTTAGCAGGCTCGCTGCTACCACCTTCGCTACCACTGGAAGAAGACCCACCGTCGCTCTGGGTGGACTTGTAACCATCTTTGGCAGCAGAGGCGCTGTCCTTTGCAAGATTCTTAGCATGACCTGCTGCCTTGCCAGCAAGTTTAGCAGCACCAACGATACCCTTACGGACTGCAGATGCAGCGGTCTTAAGGGCACCCTTCAGGCGCTCGCTACGGGAGGGGGAAGATCCACCCGAAGCAGACTTATCGGCAGCACGCTTCATAGCGGCGCCAGTAGCAAGGCGATCTTTGGCCTGGTCTCTGCGGCGCTGGGTCTCCTTAGGATCCACACGCTCAACCAGAAGGTCCGTGCCATCGATCATTTCCAGTGCCTCGGTCAGCACTTCTCCATCCAACTCAAGGAGTGCTTCGACACACAGGTCATGCAATTCTTCAAACGAAAGAGTGTCAAAGTCAGGGTCACTCAGGACCTCTTCAAACCAGACATCAAACTCTTCGTTAGCTTTCTTTTTGAGGTTTGCTTTGCGGTAGTCAAGATCGGCACGGGTGCCACGATCCATCTTACCTTGCGACTTGGGCTTGGTCTTACCACCCACATCAGGTTGCATACCAGGGTTTGCTGCCTTGACTCTGCGACCATGGGTGTATTCAGCACCCGATTGCTTGGAGTCACCAGACACCATCTTACCACCCTGGGAGCGGGAGTCAGCATACTCTTTGTCAGACTGACCATGCTTGCCCTTGTAGACTTCCTCAATGGAGTCTTCCTTGACACAGTTGTTGACTTCTTTGCCACCCTTCATCTTGGTGCCACGCTTCACATAACCCTTCCAGCATTTTGTGAAACCGTTGTCATCAACACCATCCATCTTCTTCTCAATCATCATCTGATGGAGATCTTCGATGTCGATGCCAACCACATCCTCACGTTGGAGGTTGAGACCGATGTCCTCAGGTGCCTTGGCACTCTTAGCGCCATCCTTAGAAACGATCTGGTAGCGACCATCTGCCTTTCTCCCAGTAATCAGGAAGGTGCCACTACCAGTCTTAACTACTCTGCCGATATTTCTGTCGTCACGAGCAGCTGCCTTCTTCTGGGCAATCATATCTCGCTCAACAGGGAAACCTGCATACCCCTCAACGATGGGATCATGATTGTCGAAGACTTCAATTACCTTAGCAGCGCCTTCTCTCAGGTGCTTGCTGGGCAGTTGATCCTCCAGACCATGTTCTATAGCATCTAGGATTCTACTTTGCTCATAGAAGTTATACTTCATGAGCGAGGCGGCAACCTTAATTTCTAACGTCATCGTTACTACTGGGATAGTTTAACTATTTATTACTTGATGGATTTTTGATTCTTACGGAACTCAGAAAACTTCTTGGTCGATTGACCAGGAGTCATATCTTGCACCGCAATTCTATATTTATCAGTGCCAACTTTCCACTCATTACCACTACCATCATCGGCAGAATGATTGGACTGGTCGTTGGTTTCTGTTACATCCTTCAACCATGCACGAAACTCATCACCATACTGCTCTTCCTTAAAGATAATGTAGTTAGGACCACGATAAACAACAGGACCACGAAGACCTGTGTTGTCATGCTCTACTATAGCACCAACCTTAAAGATGTGGTCAAGCATGTAGTGATCACGGAAGGCAGCAAAGTCTAGTTTAGGAGCATACTCCCAGACAGATTCATGGACAGACTCCTTCTTCTTACCCTTCTTGTCGGGTTTTGGGGGAGGAGTCATGCCTGTTAACACGTCCTGCATCAGTGCAGCACTGTGCTTCCTGCTCATCCCTTTGGGCATTCCTGCGTGGAAGGAGTCGTGGTCCCCTGCTTGTGCGTGGGCTCGCATTTTACTGGCAGAGAGATTCTCAATAGGGTCATCGCTATCATCAGCGCGAGCACCTGCAGACTTAATGTTAATCGACTTGAAGTCATAGTGGACACCATTATATTTTTGAGTGAGTTTCTCAAACTCTTTCACTCTATCATCACCCACAACCATTGTGACATGTTGATGTCCTTCGTCATGAAGGTCACGAAGCACATCAAAGATATTACGGTGTGCCTCAGAGTTTTGAATTGCTTTGTCATGCTGGGGGAAGAGTTTCCTCATGTGCCCCACCTTCTGATCAGCAGTCAGGGGATTCTTTTTGTGGTCTTGGCTTCTGCTGGGATAGATTCTGTAGTTACCTGAGTCGCCAGCATGAGCTTTAACAGCGTCCAGTAACTTGCCATGACCAGCATGGGGAGGATTAAACCTACCAAATGTAATAGCGATATGAGGATCTACAGGTTGATTGCTTTTAGCACCACTCTTTCCCTTGGAAGAAGTGGATGGTTTTTTGGTTGCAGATTGTGCTGCTTCCCTGATGAATTCAATAAATCTCATTTGCCCCAGTCTTTCGCTACTGTGAAGTTTGCTCGTGAAAACTCTAGTCTATCAACAAGTTTGAGTGCTGCACCGTCTTGAATAGCCACAAATCCTTCTGGACTCGTAACCTTGTATCCATTCTCGTCTTCCAAGAATGTCCCGACACCCTCAATTTTATTCAACTTATTTATGATCTGAATCTTTGCCTGAATCAAATTCATAAATCCGCTGAGTGCGGAATACATTACAGTTGCATTAGTATTTAGGTATTTGATGCATTCATCCTTCTTATCAGTCCAGTCTTTCTGTGCTTTAGGAGTTTTCTTCTTAGCAATCTCAGCGTTATATCGCTGGGTTACAAAGTTTGTGAAGTCCTGACCCATCGCTCTGCTGCTACTGGGGAGTTTACCCGACTTAACAACTTGGTTGAAGTAGATCTTGAATAGTGCAGGGGTAGAGACAGTGCCCTTCTCGTTAGAAACCTTATCCAGGAATGCTTTACCCCTGTTGAGGTTGCTCTCTGCTGTGTTGATTGTGTTGTT